AAGCAACCGTTGTCTCAGGTAATTAAACCAAAGAGTGATTTTGAATAATGGCACAACAATACTTTTACGATAAACAAATTAGAAGATACATTCAACAGTTTATAAGACTGTTTAGTGGATTCAGTGTACAAATGGGCAAGAACGATAACGACTTGCCTATATATCAACAAGTGCCTGTACGATACGGTGATATTAATCGTATGGCGGCACACATAACAAGAGAAAATAGTGAGAACATTGTTAACACTGTTCCGTTCATTAGTTGTTATGTAACATCATTTGATATGTTTGCTGAAAGACGAACATATCAAGATCACGTTGACAAGGTACAAGTAAACGAAAAGAAATACGACCAAGCAACTGGAGAATATACTAACAAACTAGGTAACCAATACACAGTAGAAAGACACGCACCTGTTCCTTATATGCTAGTAATGAATTGTGATATTTGGACTTCCAACACAGATCAAAAATTACAGTTAATGGAACAAATACTAGTTTTATTTAATCCAACATTAGATATAAGAACTAACAGTAGTGCAGTTGATTGGACTTCATTAAGTCATGTAGAATTAACTAATACAACATGGAGTACAAGAAGTGTAGGTTCTAGCATTGATGATATTATCGATGTTGCTACATTAACATTTAATATACCAGTATATATTACGCCGCCTGCAAAGGTAAAACAACAAAAACTTATTCATACTATCATTAGTCAATTATATAGTTTAGATGATGACGATTTAGATAACTTCAGAGAACAAAAAGTATTTGATAAAGATACATTAAAATATACTGTAGTAACATACGAAGATAAAAAGGTTAACTATGTTGATGGTAATTTACAAATACTAAATGACAAGGGTTCTAATTTAGGAGATGATGGTTTAGTAATGGAATGGGATAAAGAGTTGTTACCATTTGGCGTATTAAGAAGTGGAATTAGTCAATTAAGACTTAGAAAAGGATCTGATGTTACTGATAATGACAATGATATTATTGGAAGATTAGAAATACATCCAACTGATCCTAATTTACTAACCGTTACTATAGATACCGCTACATTGCCAACAAATACATTATCACCTGTTAATGCTATTGTAGATCCTAGTAAAAATTATCCAGGCGATGGCAGTGTTCCAGCCGCTATTAGTGGACAACGTTATGTTATATTAAACGATACTCCTATAAATGCACTATGGACTAGTATAGTTGCACATAAGAATGATATTATAGAATTTAACGGTAGTGCTTGGACTATTAGTTTTGATAGTTCTGCAGTTGCAGGTACACAACATGTAACAAATACTTCAAGCAACGATCAGCTAGAGTGGAATGGAACAGAATGGATCAACAGTTATGAAGGAACTTATAATCCTGGATACTGGCGAATATATTTATAATACAGATGATCCTTGCGATGACTGTACACACTGGATAGGACATATATGATAACAGCAAGTGGATGCATCTTTTTAAGTATAGATACTGGTAGAGTAATGCTACAACAAAGAAGTGGTGAAGTTAACCATCCTAGAACATGGGGCTTTTTTGGTGGCAAGGCTGAAGGCAACGAACGTCCTGTAGAAACTTTATATAGAGAAATTGAAGAAGAAGTTGGTTTGGTTCCATCTATAGAAAAAGTTATTCCCATAAACAAATTTACAAGTCCTAATAAGAAATTTATATATCACAGTTTTGTTGTTACAGTAGAAGATGAATTCATTCCTGTATTAAACAATGAAAGTGATGGATATTGTTGGGTTAAAATAGGAAATTGGCCTAGACCATTACACCCTGGTGCTAAAATACAATTTAATTCAAAACAGTTTATTAAAAAACTTAAAACTGTACATTCACATCAAACAAAATAACTTAGCGTTTTTTCATGCTAGCAACAAACTGTTCACGCAACCATTCAAAATCATTAATTTTACTTAACGCTTCTACATCGTCTTTGTGTTCAATGCCGTATGCTTTTCCTTCGTTTGCACCTTTAAGACAGTAGCGTCCAAAACGTCCACCGTTGTCTACAGTACACCAAGTTTCAAGTCTTGCATCTGTTTCTTTTTGTCTTTGGTTAGGATTTACAGAACTTGCTAACTTAACACATTCACGGAATGCACTACGCCATGTTCTATATGGGTCTTTATTAAATCGTGTAATGTTTGATACATCAGCGATTGGTTGGTAAAAAGATACACCTGTTGTATAATCTGGTAGTTCGTGTCCTAATGATAATAACTGTTCACGTGGGAATAATTTAACACCACCGTATCCATATTCTAAATCATTAATTGGATTTCTTGCACTCCAAACATAAGTTGTATTTTTTCTTTTACTCATTGGTGGAATAAAATCAAAACTAAAGTGTCCTGTAATATCTGCGTCTGCGTCAACAATATAAACCATTTCAGTTTTTGCTAATTCACCAACTTTTTTATGTGCGTTACCGATGCCTTCGACATTTTTAACATGTTGGGCATCTTTAAATCTTTCTCTTAGTTTTGTGAAGTTTTCATCTGCTTCTGCTTCGTGGAAACTAATCATAAACACATCAAATTCTGCAACATGATAACTTGATACAATTCTATTTTGTACTGTAGCATGTGCAACGCCATTAGTAGGAACTAATTGAATGTCTCCCCAACTAACTGGTCTATTTGTTCTTTTAACTACTCTAGGAAAGGTGTGGATTACAGTTTTTGCTAAACTATCGCCCGGTCTATATGTCCAAGGAAATTTTGGATTTACTTCAATATCATCAAATACTATCCATACCATATCTGATTCATCTTTATATGGTGATGCTGCTTCTAATAATGCTGCTTCGTCGGTTAGTTTAACCGGTGTCTTAATAACTGGGTATGAATCAAACATAAACCTTTTTAATCTATCCCAAGGTGTTACAACATTTTGCCCTTGGTATTCTCTTTGTACATTGTGTAAATTAATCATTGCAATCGCCTTTAACTGTATATGCACGGGTTCCAATATGTGCAATTCTGTCACTTAAATCGTGACTAATATTTACTTCGTATCCGTTATCATTTGCTAAGGTACAAAAGTAAACATCTTCTCCTACTAATTCAGTATAGCTTTCGTTATACTCAATTTTATAATGAGGGCGAGAAATATTCTCGTATACTTCTCTTTTTACTAACATCATTCCACTTCCTACTGCCCATACTTTTTCAATTCCTTTTCCTGTAAAAACTCTACTGTCTAAATTAGTTTTGCTTTTAAAGGCAACCGGCCTGTGGGGCGGAACTCTTGTTGAATAATTTCCAGCTATAATATCTTTGTTTGCTGCTAATAATATATTTAGCGTATCTACTGGAAATTGCATATCTGCGTCAATCCACATAATGTGGGTGCAATCTGTTTCTAGTGCTTGATCTACTAACTGTTGTCTTTGCATTGCTACTTCACTACCCATATTAAAATGTAATGAAGTTGCAAGTCCAGTCTCGCCACACTTTTTTTGAAGCATGGCTAAACTATAAGCAAAGACCGCCGTAGTTTGATTCTGCACAGGAACACAAATGGCTACATTCGCGGAATTGTCTTTCTTGTAATAATGGTTAGTTACACTGACCATTAATTACTTTTCAGAAGCTAGTTCTGACTGAAGTTCAGCTTCAATTTGCTGTACTTCGTAATTCAATTGTTTAGCAATTGAAGTTGCTTCTTTAACACAAGCCGAAAATGCTTCATCTTGTAATGAAACCATATAGTTCATATGTTCCGGTTGTACCTTACCTAATGTAAGAATATCAATTGCCGCCAGTTTTGCTAAACGGTGTACCCAATATTCTTCTTCATTACTTTCAATATCTCTCATTAGAGCTTCAATATCATGCTCCGCTGCAAAATCTTTATAAATGATTTCTAAAATTGGTAAATCTGGGTGTTGTTGTTCACGAGCTTGTAATAGCTCTGTTGTTAATGCCGCTGCCTTGCGTGCAGCTGTGGGGTGTGCGCCAAGCACAAACGTCTCGATTTCGAAGCGTGTTCTAATACTCATTGTTTTCTCCTGTGGTTGAGTTTACTTTTGTAATTTAGTATATTATACTATAAAATAATAACGCTGTCAATTGAATAACAGCGTTATTATTAGTTTTATTTAGCCAATTAAATTAGCCGTGTGATCCAGTTGGGTTTGGATTCTGCCATCCACCAAACGTAGCTGATAGCTTGATGTTTGATGTTACTGATGGAGAAATGTAGTTACCTAATGTACTCATGGAAATTTGTCCACTTAGTCCAAAATAGTTACGTACTGTTCCCATTGTTATTACGGATCCGGTTGCTGGTAATGCCATATTGTGACTCCTTGCTTGTAATTATCGATAATTGCATGCATATTGCTTGCTATTATATTTATCCTATATACTTCATAGCATATAGTAGTATATTATTCTGATTCTTTTTTTCTAACTGCCATCATATATAAGGTTTGCAAATCTGTTACTTGTTTTTGTAACCCGTCTATGGTTTTTTGTTGTTCTTTAATTGCTTCAATTAAAACACCAGATATATTACCATAAGCTACTGACTTCATTCCTTCAGCATCTGTATGTACTACCTGCGGTAGAGCTAATTCTGTTTCTTGTGCAATAACGCCAACACTATCTCTTCCATCTTTTTCATATGTTACTCCTCTTAAAGAGTTAACTATATCAATCGGTTTATTAATTGTTTCTATATTTCTTTTTAGTCTTTCATCTGAGTAAGCAGTAATATCACCAGTTGCAGTAAAACTACCTGTATATGAACCGCTCATTAAAAATTCAGTACCACTTAGTGATAATCCATTACCAGCTGTATAAGTTGTGTTTGTAGTTACATAACCACTGTCATTTGTAAATGTACTTACTGTTGTTGGTATACGAGCATCTGCTCTTGCGTTTGTAAAATATAAATTTGTGCTGCCTTCAGATATGTTATCTGTTGTTAATGTGCCTGTTCCACCAGTTACTGCACTATCAACATATGCTTTTGTTGCCGCATGTAAGTTACTTGTTGGTGCGCCATCCAATACTAAGGTACCAGTCATTGTTCCGCCTGCTAATGGTAGTTTACCTGCTAAAGCAGTTGTCACTGTTCCACTAAAGTTTGCGTCATCGCCAAGTGCTGCTGCTAATTCGTTTAATGTATCTAATGCCGCTGGTGCTGAATCAACTACTGCATCAATTTTTGCTTGGACTCTTGCATCTGTGTAATATAAATTAGTACTGCCTTCTGCTATATCATCTGTATCCAATACAACTGAACCAGTTGCTGAATTAACACTTATTACAGGCGCTGCAGTTGCAGAAAAACTAATTACACCTGTTGTACTATTGTATGCTAAGTCACCACTTACGCTAATAGCACTTCTAGATCTTGTATCTGTGTAATATAAATTAGTGCCTTCGGTTAAATCAGTTGTTGTTTTAGTTCCTAATCTTGTATCCCATCTCGCATTTGTGTAATATAAGTTAGTACTGCCTTCTGGTAAAAAATCAGTGTCTTTGCTACCTAAATCTAAATTAGAACCTGTTTGTAAATTTATACGAGCATCTGCTCTTGCGTTTGTAAAGAAAATATTTGTACTGCCTTCAGTTATGTTATCAGTATTAATACTAGCTTCTGATAAATCTGCAACATTTACATTCTGCAAAGTAATAACACCTCCACTGTGTGTTAATACATCAGTACCATTAATTCTTAATACATCTAAATCACTTCTAGTTGAAATGCCTGAGGTTGCATCTGTATCTTCAATTACTTTGTCTGTTCCTATATAAAAAGCCATTGCTCTTTCTCCGTTCTATTTAATGTATTTATGACTTATGGTGTATACTGATACGTAGAAGGTACTAGTTGTACCCACGCTGTTCCGTCATATCCTTCAAACATACTTGTTCCTTCGTTAAAGAACATCATTCCTGCCACTGCTGGTGATGGGCGATCTGCTGTTAAGCCTTTTGGTAATCTAAATACATCAGGAGAAAGTGATCCTGAATTATCAATTACAACTTGTCCTTGCGAATTAATAATACCACCTTCGAGGTTACCTGTAACATTACCATCTACATTACCTACAAGGTTACCTAAAACATCACCAACAACGCCGCCTTGTATGTTTGCGTAAACAATAGGTTTAGGAACGGCAGTATCATCAATAATAAGTGTAGAACCAGTTCTGTCATAAACAGCACCGTTCCAATTACCAATTGTAGTTGTTCCAGTAAAGTCTGCACTACCACCAGTAAATGTAGCAATGCCACTAATATTAGTAGTGCCTGCATTTAATGTTGTTGCGGTTGCCGAATCAACTGTTAAGACAGAATCTAAATTTCCAGTTCCGCTTTCTAAAATTTTATTTGCACCAGTTGGATTGTAAACATCGCCATACGCATCGCCTACTAGTCCACCAGTAAATGTAGTAGTTGTGCTTGATACATCAACAATAACGTTTCCACTATTATCAACTACATCGCCACGATATGTTGCTGGTGTACTTGCATCTCCTGGGTTTAAAACAATTGATGTTGCGTCTGTTTCGTCTGCTAAGTTATAACCAACTTTAGTAGCATATGCAGAGTCTGTATCAGTAAAACTAATAA